GGTTCAGAGTGAACGCTGTGTGAAGAGGGTACCCCTTTTCTGTGACAGCTGTGGCGAAGGGGGTAGTGTGCAATGTAGTGAGAGGTACTTGAGTATATATATTATTACTCTCTCACTCACACACATATGTACAGAATATACTACATATAGACTCATATGTCCGAAATATACTACATTCTTCGGATATGATTAGGATCACTAATAATAATACTCTGACTGATACAGATAGACTCTGACTGATACAGATAGATCCAGATAGACTCTGACTGATACAGATAGATCCAGATAGATCCAGATAGACCCAGATAGACTCATAAGAATCCAGACATATGACATCAGATCAGCAAATGAAGTTAATACTTGTCATTTCTTTTTGCCAAACATCTATAAAGGATAGAGTTCATTGAGATTCTATAAGATTCAAGCTAAGAACGTTCAGATCTTGTACTGCATGCGAACGTATTGATGTACAAGGTATAGTGTCTTACTATATCTCACATACTAGATAGCTATGTCCCCTTAAGGGCGAAGCCCCTATGGAAGTTCAGTATGAGTCTATATATACTCTTCTATATATATCTAAAAGTACAACAATATATATCAGATAGAGTAGTCTGAGTATATGTACTCTTATTGATTCCTACTAATCAGAGTATATACCTACTATATATAGTACTCGTATATCCTAATAGTACCACATATACTGTCCCCTTAAAGAGAACAAAAAAGAGGATAATATGGAAATTAAACAATTGGCAGAAATTGCCCACGAAGTTAATCGAATTTGGTGTCGTATGAATGGTGACCTATCACAGCCTATCTGGGCAGAAGCACCAGTATGGCAAAAGAACTCAGCTATCGAAGGTATCAAGTTTAAACAAGAGAACCCAGACAGCACTCCCTCAGACTCCCATGTATCATGGTATGAGCATAAGGAAGCAGATGGATGGAAGTTCGGTGAAGAGAAGGATGCGTTCAAGAAGACACACCCATGTATGGTAGATTACGAAGACCTACCAGAATTTCAAAAAGTTAAAGATTCACTATTTCAAGCAATCGCATCTCTAGTAGATCCAATCGAAGAAGTAGAAGAAGAAGAGGAACTATAAGATATGGCTGTAACAGATCCAAAATTTAATCCATCAGGTAATCTAGTCATCGCTTCAATTAAAGAAGCTGTAGTTGACATGGAAGATTACATTATGGACAATATCGATCATGGACGACGTAGGTCCGTAGCACTAACAAAACTAGAAGATTTCTCGCTGTGGGCTGTAAAGGCTGCAGCAGTTGGGGATGAATGATGTTTACAAATACAATAGTAGCCCTACAGAGTCTGTGGGATAGTGTAAAGGACCATAAGACAACAATCAGTATTTCAACTGGTGGACTTGTACTTGTTGCAGTAGCAGCTTTTTATATACTGTTCTAAAAGAATTTACACTCATGCGATAGGAATCTAATATGATAGCAAAAAGATATATAGATATAGCCCTATTCATGGTTGCATTATTATTTGCTTCTACCCTTATGATTGTAGGTCCATCAATTGAGTCTAAACTACTACCAGTAGTTGAAGATATGGTAGTTGATGATAATAACTTTTCAAAGGACTATATTACAGGAAGAATAAAGATACAAGGTACTTTCTACAAAGGAAGAGATGAATGTTTGCCAGTAGAGGTTTCATTCTGGGAAGAGATCAGAGGTATAAAACTACCATTAATTGTAGACTTCTCTCAGGACACATTTTCATCGTCTGATCCAGAGGTACTAAACTCAAGACCTGACGGAGTTGTCCAATATGGTCCTTGGGTAATCGACAATTATCTTGATAAGGGTGATCTGGTAATGAACACATTACACAGTTGTCACATATTATGGCATACACCAACAGAGGTAATAGTACTAAGTAAAGATTAGGGATATAGCTCAGTGGTAGAGCAGTGGATTCCAAACCCATGTGTCGGCGGTTCAATTCCGTCTATCTTTGCCAACAAATGAAATAATATTTCCAAGTAGCTCAGTAGGTAGAGCAAGTGGCTGTTAACCACTCTGTCGCTGGTTCGATCCCAGCCTTGGGAGCCAAATAGGAAGATCCGTATGCAACCACATTTGAACATGACTCCAACTGACGTAATGAAAATGGATAAGTGTATTCAACAATTAGAGGAAAGGATTAAACATCTAGAAGAGGCACTAGATAGCGCAGAAGATGACTTATCAGTAAAAGATGCTCAACTAACAGTAGCTCTTGAATGTATGGGTAAAGCGCATGGTCTATATGAAGAGATTGAAAGATTGCAACCATATAAGGACCAACTAGAACTGCCACTCGGTGACAATCCAACTTAGACATATGGACAACGCTAAAAAACTAGCCTTAGCCAAGGAAAAATGGCGAAGAGATAAAGAAGCAATCTACGAAGATGATTATCGTACATTTGCTGAAGAACAAGTTAAGATTAGACCTAAGGATGTAACTCTAGGTATGATTCCGTTTGTATTCAATGAGGCTCAGGATCTTATCCATGGGAAGATTGAAGAACAACGAAAAAGAACAGGAAAGGTAAGAGCCATTATACTCAAGGCTCGGCAGCAAGGTATTTCTACCTATTGCACCGGGCGAGTTTTCTGGAAAACAAAATATATGCCCCTGTCAAGGTCGGTCGTTATGGCTCACGACTCGGCTACTTCAGAAGCTCTATTTACTATGTCAAAAGATGTCCATGCAAATGTACAGCCAATGTTCCAACCAGAACTGGCTAGATCAAATGCTAAAGAGATTATCTTTGTAGACCATAAGAAAGATGAAGCAGGAAATGAGTATGACGAAAAGCGCGGCTACCGACTGTATACAGCTGGTTCACCGGAAGCTGGTCGTGGTACTACTCCAACAGTTGCACACCTATCCGAAGTTGCCTTTTGGCAATTTGATGAGAAAATCCTTGCTGGTATGTTCCAAGGTATCCCGAGTTCTAAAGGAACAGAGGTAATCCTAGAGAGTACTGCTAATGGTGTCTCAGGCGAATTCTATCGTCTATGGAAATCAGCAGAGAAAGGTTTGAATGAATACGTTCCGATTTTCATCCCATGGTTCCTTACATCAGAATATACGATGGAAGCACCAGATACTTATGAGATGGACGAAGAGGAATTAGAATACGCAGGATTATATGATCTCAACATAAATCAGATGTATTGGCGTAGAATGAAGATTGGTGAATCTGGACCAGTCAAGTTTCAACAGGAATACCCAGCTACGGCTGAAGAAGCCTTTGTTAGTACAGGATCAAACGTATTTGATATTCCTACACTAAACAAGTATGAAACAATAGACCCAATATCAAGACGAAGACTGATGGAAGGATCAACTTACTTCGATGTACACCCACAGGGTGAACTACGAGTATTTAAGAATCATAGACACGACGAAAGGTTTGTAATTGGTGCCGACGTTGCTCTAGGTGTAGGACAAGACTATTCAACAGCAATAGTAATGAACTCAGATAGAGAAGTTGTGGCAACATACAAAAACAACAGAATAGATCCAACTAGGTTTGGTGAACTCCTTTTCTACTTAGGAAGGATGTATAACCACGCACTACTAGTTGTTGAAAGTAACAGTTTAGGAGTAGCTCCACTTGCAAAGATCAAGGGGATGCGATATCCGAATCTATACTACCAGACTAACCTAGCAAAGATGACTGATGAAGAAGGCGACAGACCGGGATTTAAAACCACGGTAAGTACTAAACCTGCAATCATCGCTAATCTAAAGAATGCTGTCAAGGAAAGGGACGTTACATTTAATGATGTACAGATCATAAAAGAAATGAAAGGTTACATTCTTACCGATGCAGGTAAGATGGAAGCCATGTCAGGTGAAAATGATGATATGGTAATGGCTATGGCTATTACACTTGAAGGTTATAGGACACACCAACACAGATTGACTGCTACAAGGCAAGGCTTTGTTCAGACTGCTCTTGTTGATGATGATACTAGCTGGTTATAATAGATGCACACATGTCCTCAGCTGATGAGGGGCGGCTGTGTGTTTCTCACCCCTCACTAATTATATGGAGATTCAAATGAAATACTTTGGAGACAAAGGAAAACAATACCTAATCGACAAGCTATTCTATGGATCTTTGCCAGAGTTCCAATCAGATCCAATTATACTTCTGGTAGAAACTTGTATTAAATCAGATGTTAAAGACATCAAACAGATTGCTTATGTACTCGCAACAGCCTACCATGAATCAAACCGATTCAAAGTGAAGGAAGAGTATCAAAAAGGACGTAACCATCTATATGGTATCCCTGTACCAATCTGGAGAAAAGTAAAAACATCGTTTCACGGTCGTGGATGGGTTCAACTTACATGGCTAGGTAACTACGCGCAATTCACTGCACGTCTATCTGCCATTACAGGTAAAGAAGTTGATCTGATCAACAACCCAGATATCATTCTGAAAGATGATGATATCAATGCATACATTACCGTTATCGGAATGAAAGAAGGATTGTTTACTGGAAAGGCACTAGCTGATTATCTTGGTGATGATTATGTAGGAGCCAGACGTATTGTAAATGGTACAGACAAAGACGAACTGATCGCAAATTATGCTATCCAATTTGAAGAGGCTCTAAGGTATGGGTAATAAAGCAGGTATTCTAGATAAGCTACTGGCACCGCTAGGACAACATATAGTGGATCCAAATGGAGCAGTATCTTCAATGATTTCTCCAGAGGAAGCAGAACGTGTCAGATTAGAAAGACTTAAGCTACAAGAACTAGCTAAACAAAAATCAATTATGGAATCGGCAGCTGTACAACCATCTGTACAACCGAGTGTATCATCTTGGAACCCATTTACCATTCTATTTGGTAATCCTGCGGATCAAGATTCAAAAGGCCTACTAGGCAAGTAAAAGGAGTTACCATGGCAGAAAAACTCACAGACGAAGAGTTTCTGGCAGAGATCGAACAGGTTCGTACGAATGTTTCAGACGACCAACTTGGTGCTTCTTCTCTAGAGGACACCCGTAATCAAGCTACCTATGAATATGCTGGTCTAGCGATGGGCCACCTAAAACCTCAAGGTGTATCTACTATTGTTGATTCTTCAACTACAGAAGTAGTAGATGGTTATACGGCGATCCTATCAGAACTACTATTTGATAATAACAAAATTGCAAAATTCCTATCTACATCAGAGGATCCTAAATCTATTAGCTTAACTAAGAAAGCTGAGGATTTGGTTAATCATGAGATCTTCATTGCTAATGATGGTTGGGTAAAACTAAACTCATGGACCAAAGCTGGTGTTCTATGGAAGAACTCTATAGTACGTTGGGATTGGGTAGAGGACTTTACTTGCGAATATGAAGAATATGACGAAGTTGATGAAGCTAAACTTGACGAAATCTTAGGCGAAGATAACGTAGAGATCATCGGAGAACTTGTAGGCGAAGATAAAGCTATAGAAGTATCTCCCGGTCAGATTGAAACTGTAATCGTGTATAGGGATGTTAAGATTAAGCGTAAGACAGACAACTCAGGCGTTAGGTTTGATGTTGTACCTCATGAAAACTTCTCAATCGATAAAAATGCAAAATCACTAGATGACTTTTCTTACATCGGTATTGACGAAGATGATATCACAAAGAGTGACCTACGTAAACGTTACCCTGATAAGTTCACACCTAAGTTCGACGAATGGGAAAAGCTAAACTCTGATTCAGAAGTTGTTCAGAGTATATCAAAGCTAACTCGTAAATCTGTAACTGGTGAATCATACAATTCAAATCTTGATAAGAGTATATCTAGTCTAGATGAGAATATGGCATTCAATGTAACTGAATGTTGGGTGTTTGCAGACAGAGATGGTGACGGTATTGCAGAAATGCGACACGTTGTTTACTCAGGTGATTTTATTATCCTAGATGAATATGCTGAAGAGGTAACTCTAGCATCACTATGTCCAATTGAAATCCCGTATGAGTTCTACGGACTATCACAAGCTGATGTTACTCGTTCATCTACACTTACATCTACAGCGATCCTTCGTGGATTCGTTGAAAACGTATATCTAACTAACTTCTCGCCTCGTATGGCAGATCCAAACGTAGTTGACTTCGCAGCGCTTCAGAACATGAAGCCTAAGTCTATTATTCCTACTGTTGGTAATCCCGCTAACGCAGTTCAGATGTTGCAACCAGAGAATCTATCTCCGGGAACAGTACCTCTACTGCAAAGCATGCAAGTTCAGAAGGAACAGGCTAGCGGACTGTCCAAAGCAGCCCAAGGCCTTAACGATGAGCTTTACGTATCAGGTAACTCTGAAGGTAAACTAGCTAGAGTTCAAAGTGCGGCACAAACTCGAATTCAACACGTTGCAAGACGCTTTGTACAGACTGGTATTAAGCGATTTGTTAAGGGTGTATACAAGACTATCAAGAAAAATGCTTCTGGTGATCGTGCATACATCGACAGGGGTGGTATCTACCGCTCAGTTAACATTGATGAACTACCTAAGACTATTCTATTTAACGTAGAAGCTAATCTTGGTGAGAATTCTAATGAAAACCTACGTGTAAAGTATGAATTAGTAGCACAAGTACTCCAAAAGCTCTCTGAAAGTGGCCGACAGGTCGTAATTAGAGAAACAGCAGATGCTAAACTAGCCTCACTGGCTATTACAGCACTAGATTTGGATCCACTTGACTTCATTGAAGACTATGAATCAGATGATTTTGTTGCTAGAGCAAATGAAGCTCGTGAACGAATGGTTGCTATAGAGAAGAAACAGCTAGAGATCGAAGAACTTAAGGCTTCTTACGATGTTCTTGCTAAAGAAGCTAATGCAAGACTACTTGCTACTCAAGCAGATAATGCTATGCAAGACAACGCAAAACAACTTGCTGTTGCTCTTGATACACATCATCAGAATTGGGCAGAACTGGCTATTAAAGCTGATAAAGAGGGTACTCCTCGTCCAGCGCAGCCTAAGATTGAATCACTTATTCAAGCAGCTTATATGTTGATTGGTGAGTATGGTCCATCAAACCTGTCAGGTATACAAGGACGTCTAAACCAGCTAGCTCAGAAACAAGAGAATACTGAGAGAGCAGGTGAAGCAACTAAAGAACAGATAGGCGAAGGAGTCTAAATGAAAACCGAGGACATGAAACAAAAAATGCGTGATCGTTTCTTCCGCGTCATGAAAGAAGGCGAAATGGAAGAACGAAAACCACACTATCAAGCAATGTTCGCCCATCGTGGTGAAGTGGCTAATAGGGAAAGGGAAGCTTTCTTTGATGAAGCTTACGCAGAGATACTTTTAGATCTGTTCCTTAGATGGACACAGACTGAACTTAATGAATCTGAACTACGTGAGAGTCTATTTCAAAACGTACTGGCACTTGGTGCAGTTCAGAATAAACTTACAGAGTACGATATGTATTCACGAAATGCACCTTTCCTTATGGAAAATGATAACGACGAAGAGGACAAAAATGAACCTAATTGATAATATGGTAAAGCGAGGATTGACTAGTGCAGTTCTAGAGAAGGCGATTGATAATACAGAGCGGGTACTTGCTACTGTTATTTCAAATTCTTCTAAGAATGTTACTAATGCACAAGCAATGAAAGGTAACGCAAGTGCGCTTGCACAAGACCTACGGACTCTAATGGATGTCCGACAAGAATTTTTAGAACTGGAAATGTCAGAGCGACTTTCTAAAAAGTCTACAAATGATACCGAAGATACAATTGAAGTTAAGGAAGAACCTAAGGAAGAACCTAAGGAAGATCCTAAAACTAAAGAAGAAACAAAACCTCGTGCTGGTAAATCCGGCAATAAGGAGGTCAAAGCGATTCCTCCTTCTACAGACGAAGTATAAGGAGATAAGATATGGCACAACCTGATGGCGCTCTACCTTCAGACCTCTTGGGAGGCTCTGGAGATGACCTAGGCGCAGGTACAAATTTCGATTCAGCTCTTGATGACATTCTAGGAAACTCAAACGTATTGAGCCAAGCTGGGATTTCTACCAAAGAAGAGCAGGAAGAAATTGACGACAACGCTGCGGAAGACGACCAAGATGCAGATGAGTCGAGTGACGAAGAAGACGATGAAGAAGGTTCTAACACCAATGACGAAGACGACGACGACGGAGATGAGTATGACTCTACCGAAGGCGACGACGACGACGAAGATGGTGATGACGTTAATGATGACGCAGAAGATGAAATTGATTATGAATTCAAAGTACCTGTAAAGGTAGATGGTGAAGAATCAGAAGTAGATCTAGGCGAACTTGTTAAAGGCTACCAGACCAGCCAACATTTGTCGAAGAAAGGTCGAGAACTAGCTAATGAACGCAAAGAATTCGAAGCGGAGCGTGATGGAGAACTAACTAAAGTCCGAGAGACTGCTAAGGTTCTACAAGCACAATCCTCCGCAACCGAAAATGCGTTGGCTAAAGAATACTCTGAGAAGCAAGAACTTCTTAAGACTGCTAAGAAAGATGGTGATAAGTACACTGCTGACGAACTAAAAGATGAGCTAGAAGAAATCCAAGGTAGCTACTGGAAAGCTCGTAAAACTCGTGAAGGCATTGAAGAAGCTATCACTAAACAAGAAGAAACAGCGAAAGAAAAGAAGTTTGCTGCACAAGTAGAACAATTCAATGAAGAGATTGGTGATTATATTACCGACTTCAATGAAGAAAAAGCTACATCTATCAGAGAATTTGCAATCTCGAAGGGCATTCCAGAGGAAGTCCTATCAACTCTAGCTGATGCACGAATCATCGGCGCAATCAACGAGTTCATGGAACTCTCAATGAAAGTCCAAAAAGGTACTGCTAAGCGCAAAGCTGCGCCTAAGCGAAAACCAACAACGACAAAGAAGGCGACACCTAATTCAGTGAAGAAGAAAGTAGCCCAGTCAAGATCATCAGCACGGATTAAATCCGGTCAAGCAGATGAGAATGATATGGACATTGCACTCGACGCTCTAGCAGGTAGGTACTTCAATTAACCTAAAGAGGTATAAAATATGGCTACTGGCGCATATAAATCAGGTGGACCTAAGCAAGGTCTAGGTACTGGTGCTGGTGTTTCCGAACGGGAAGACCTGACTAATCTAATTTCGATGATTTCTCGTGAGGATACTCCTTTCTTGACATCTATCGGTAAAACAAAAGCTAAAGCTGTCCTACACGAATGGCAGACTGACGAACTACGCGCACCTGCTGCTAACGTACGTGCGGAAGGCGTAGACTTCGACGATATTACTGAGACTACTCAGTTCCGTACTCGTCTTGGTAACTACACTCAGATCTTTGGTGATACTCTGTCCGTGTCTAACACGAAGCAGCATGTTGACCAAGCTGGTGTTAAGGATGAATTCAAATACCAGATTAAAAAGATTGGTACTGAAATCCGTCGTGACCAAGAGTGGACCGCTGTTCACAGCTGGCAGGAAAAGGGTGGATCAGATCCACGTACAATGGGTGGTGTACAATCGTACGCCTCTGATGAGCTAGTATGGGATGCCGTTACTGGCGTATTCTGTGATGATGCTACATCTCCATTTAATGGTGTGTTCGATGGTAATGGTACATTTGGTCAAGCTGCAGACTCTGCACTTACTAACGTAGCTATTGACTTGGGCGATATCGATGAAGTTCAACAGAAAGTATACGAAGAAGGTGGTAAGTCCACTCGCGTAATGGTTTCTCCTCTGAACCGTCGGAAGATTTCTGCAGCTGCTCAGCTTGCAAACTCTAACGTTCGTCGGGATATCGGTGAAGGTGGTAAGCTTCGTCAGTCTGTAGACTTGTATGAATCTGACTTCGGTGAAGTATTCATTGTTCCAAACTGGATCATGGGTCTTTCCGGTGCAGATGCTATCGGTCCTATGGTAACTGGTGACGCACCTGAGAACTTCACAGCGATCTGTTATGATCCAATGTGGTTCAACACAGCACTTCTGCGTCCTATGCAGGAAGTTGATGTTGGTCCTCGTGGTGACTCTACTGTCGGTATGTTGATCGAAGAAACATCTTTGGAGTGTAAGAACCCTAAAGGCTTCGGTTTGATCATCGGCGTAGGTGCATAATCAGCACTAACTAACATTGAGGGGAGGTCCAAGTGATCTCCTCTCTTTTCATTTTAAGGAAAATAATATGGTAGGACTACATACATCAAAGGAAGCTGATTGTGTAATATCTCATTATGTAGGTACTTTTAATTCAGATGAAGCGCCAACCCTAATGTATCCATTAATATCTACACATAAATTAGTTGCCTATAATGAAGGAAATAGAACAGAAAGATTAGAATGCTCCCCAACTCCAGATGGACCTTGGGTAAGCTTAAGTACTGTTAGAAGTAACCAACTTAGAGAAATACCTGTGTCAATGCCTTATATACGTTTACGAAGGACATCAAACAGTGAAGTATCATTTTGGGTAATACAATATCAAAGATGAGGACAAATCTATGAATAACGAAAAAGGAATCTTCGACGATCCAATGATTAAGGAAGCTCTATTCCAAGCTATGAAAGAAGTTATGGAAGAGGAAGAGAATGCAACTAGTGCAAACTTTAACTTAGATGAACATGGAATTAAAGGATTCGAGACAGAAGATAGCTTCGCTATCGAACAAGATATTAAAGAAATTCTAGATGACGCACAGATGGAACGCGATATGCGTAACGACGGACTTATACCACCTGAAAAGGGAACACGTAAGTTTGCAACCGTACCTGTTGGAGTCATGATCGAATATGCCAATAAGTTTGGCGTAGACATAATGGGCGAAGAAGTAGCCCGAGATAAGTGGGAAATGTCAAAGTTCCGAATGTGGATTCAGAAGGAATACCCTGCGCTAATGGTGCGCGATGTAGGAAAGACAAAGTTCCACGATATGAAAACCTAAGAGGCACTTATGAATTATACAAAGCTCGTAGATAATATTCACAGCTATACAATCAGAGATTCAACTGTACTGCCCAACGATTTGGTACGTACATTTGCTGATATTGCTTGTGATAACATCTACAAAGACCTAAGGGCGGCACCCCTTGAATATGTGTATACGTATGATGCACTTACGGTAGAAACAGATAAAATAGCCGTGCCGGGCGATGCTGCATCCTTCATCCAACTGAGGAAACTAGACTCCTCTGGTGATGTGGACTGTGTTTACAATTCACGATCAGATATGAGATCGTTCCATTCAGATGGACATAAGAATTGGACTGAACCACATTTCACAAGAGAAGGAAACAATTTCGTAATCTACCCTAAGGGTAAAGTAGGAGATGTGTATGAACTGTTTTATTATAGACGACTACCATCTGTGTATGCAAGGTATGCTATCACTGAGTCTAACTATGCTCTTGGTCTACTATACACCGGAGCAACTGCTCAGGATTGTAAAGATACGTTACTAGCGGCAGAAGCAGACTCAACGGTGAAAGAAAATGCTACTGATGCAGATCCTCTTATTGATGGTAACATTACTTATGTTGATGGTACTGGCTCAATCCCTGAAGGTTATTACGTCGGTATCCTCGCGCCTAACTGGTTGCGTGATGAAAACCAATCGATGGTCCTATACGGAACTCTTAGAGAAGCGTATATCTTCCTACAAGATCAGGAAAGAGCTAGAGCTTTCGATGAACTATTCAGGAATCAAATTAATGAACTCAACGACGAAGACAAACGATCACGAGTTAGTGGTGGTATCGTAACTACTCACTACTCAGGTGGTGGTTTACTATAGGAGAATAAATTATGGCAGAAGTCGACACACCTTCAGTTGGTGGGACATTCGCTGGCTCAACTACTGATCGGGGTAGAACTCCCGGTGGTAGATTTAATGGAGATGGAATCTCTGGGTTTGTCGCACAAGTTCTGGAAGATTCAATTCTTTGGATAGGAACTAACCCACCAAGTGCAGATCAATATGTTCTGTGGATTAATACAGAAGATGGCCGTTGGTATGGTAAGTGGAATGATGGTGACTCAACTCAATGGGTTGACCTCTCACTACCATTTGGCGAAGGCCTACCCGGACCACAAGGCATTCAAGGAGAGCGGGGAGTAACAGGCTCTACCGGACAAGGTATTCCTACTGGTGGTACTACTGACCAGATCCTCCTAAAACTAGATGGAACAGACTACAATACTTACTGGGGTACTCGCCCTGCTGATGGGTACTCTGTGCTTAACGGTACTGTCGATCCTGTCGATGTATCTGACGGGGTTGATGGGGACTTCTTCATCAACACGACGTCATGGGACATCTTCGGACCAAAAGCATCAGGAGCATGGCCTGTTGGCGTATCACTAATTGGACCTACAGGTGCAACTGGTGCTGATGGAGCAGACGGTGCAGC